ACTGAAATTACTACACTTCCTGGCGGAGAGAACTTAGGACAAATAGATGATATCGTCTATTTCCAAAAAAGATTATATCGTTCATTGAACGTACCTTTAAGTAGGTTAGAACAAGAAGCACAATTTAGTCTGGGTAGAAGTACTGAGATTAATCGTGACGAAGTTAAGTTTCAGAAGTTCATTGATAAAGTACGAAAAAGATTTTCAAAACTCTTTACTGAGATATTGAGAAAGCAACTAATCCTCAAAGGTATTATTACTGATGGAGATTGGAATCTTTGGAAAAACGACATTACTGTCGACTTCTTAAGAGATAATCACTTTGCGGAGTTGAAAGACTCAGAGATATTACAAAATAGATTAAATACTATGGACCAAATATCTCAATATGTAGGTGAATATTTCTCACGTGAGTGGGTGATGAAAAACGTCATGCAAATGTCCGAAGAGGATATTGACGAAATGAAGGCGCAAGTTGAAGCAGAAAATGAATCCAGTGGTGGTGATGATGATGCAGATGCTGGCGGCGATGACTTTTAATTATAGGAGAAATTATGTTTGAAGAAATATATAAATGGTTTATGGAACTTTTTGGTGTAAAGGAAGAAGAAAAACCTGCACCTAAAAAGAAACCAGTTGCAAAGAAAACTGCAACTAAGAAAAAACCAGTTGCAAAGAAAACTGCGACTAAAAAGAAAACAACCGCAAAAAAATAGGTGATAATTATGGAAGAAGTAGAAGACTTTGAATTAGAACAAGAAGTTGACGGTGTATTACCTGAAACTCAAGAAGTTGAATATCATGATTTAGATGATATGCCATCTGCAGTTGATGATGCCGCAGAGGTTATGTCTAATCCTCAAGCAGATATGATTGACCAGATACTAGATGGCGACTTAACTAATGCTGAAGGTTCTTTTAAAGATATCTTAGATACTAAATTAAATGATGCTATGGACAATAAAAAAGTAGAAATCGCTAATAGTGTTTATAACGATATAGACGATATGGCAGAACCTACATATACTCCTACAGAAGATGAACTTAGTGCTGAGAGTGACGATGTAAGCGAGGTAGAGACGCCTGGCGAAGAAATCCAAGACGAAACGACTGATAGTATAGAACAATAAGTTTTAAAAAACCTCTTTTGTATAAATAATAAGACAAAAGAGGAAACTTATTATGAAAACATTTTTTTCACTTAGAGAGTCGACTAAACCAAAAGGTAAAGTTGTCTTTAAGAAAAAAATGAATCGTATAGATGTGGTGATTACCAAGGATACTGGTAGTCTGCCATTTGTCGCATATATAGATGGCGATAAGTTAGATTCGTATAAGAATCAAAGAGATGCCGAAAAGGCAATAAAAGCAACTATTAAGGAACTTACATGAAATTAATTACAGAATATACAGAAAGTAGTTTAGAATGTATTGTTGAAAAGAACGATGCTGGTGAAAAGCAGTATAAGATTCAAGGGATATTTGCACAAACCGACAAGAAGAATAGAAATGGTCGAGTATATCCCAAAGCAATCATGGAAAAAGCAGTTGCAAAATATGATAAAGAACAAATAAAAACTAACAGAGCGGTCGGCGAATTAAATCACCCCGAAGGACCAACTGTTAATTTAGATAAAGTTTCACACTTAATCAAAGAACTCAAATTTGAGGGAACTGATGTAGTAGGAAAGGCGCAAATACTTGATACGCCAAATGGTAAGATTGTAAAAGGTCTTCTTGATGGCGGAGTTCAACTAGGAGTGTCAACTCGTGGTATGGGTAGTCTTGAGAATAGAAACGGCGCTATGCAAGTCCGAGAGGACTTCATTCTTAGCACAGTTGATATCGTGCAAGACCCATCGGCACCAGAAGCATTTGTTAATGGTATAATGGAAGGTGTTGAGTGGGTTTGGAATAACGGTGTTTTAAAACCTCAAGAAATTGAAGAAATGGAGACAGAAATTAAAAATGCTCCCAGAAAAGTCGCTTATGAGACTTCTGTAAGAGAATTTAAAAATTTCCTCTCGTTAATTAAATCTAGAACATTTTAATATGTTCAAAAGGAGTCAATTATGACAGAAGAAATCAGAAATGATGAAGTCGAGACTTCTACTGATGAAGTAGTTAACGAAATCGTGGAAGAAACTCTCGAAGAAGCAGAAGCATCTTCAAGTGTAAAGGCAAAAGGTAGTGCTAAGGACGCCAGTCCAGTAAGTGAACCTGAGTCTATTGCATCTGTGGATAAAGCGTCTGATGCGGTAAAACCTAAACAGGCACCTGCACCGAAAACAAAAGCAGGTATGATTAGTGCGATGACTGACAAAATGTTGAAAATGTCTAAAGCAGACATGGAAAGCATGTATAACAGTTATAACAATGCTCAAAAAGACGAAGCAGTAGAAACAGAAGGTGAAGCAATTGTTGAATCACCAGAAGTTGACACTATGGGCGAACTTAATGCATTAGTCGAATCCGAAGCAACTCTAAGTGATGAGTTTAAGGAAAAAACTGCAGTAATATTTGAAGCGGCAGTAAAATCTAAACTATCAGAAGAAATTGATAGATTAGAATCTCAATACAAAGAAGAGTTAGAAGAAGAATTATCTTCAACTAAATCTGAAATGGTTGAGAAAGTCGATTCATACCTTAACTATGTAGTTGAAAATTGGATGAAGGAAAATGAACTTCAAGTCGAAAACGGTCTTAGAACTGAAATCGCCGAAGGGTTTATGTCTAAGTTGAAAGATTTATTTAGTGAATCTTACATCGAAGTCCCTGAGTCTAAAGTTGACCTAGTTGACGAACTTGCTGAACAAGTAGAAGAACTTGAGTCTAAACTCAATGAAACTACTCAGAAAGTTATCGACCAAAGTGGTGAGTTAGAAGAAATGAAGAAAGAGGAAATTATCAGAGAATCTTCTTCTGACCTTGCTGACACACAAGTTGAGAAGTTAAAAACTTTAGTAAACGACCTTGACTTTGAAGATGCAGAGAAATTTGCAGAAAAAGTTAAAACTGTTAAAGAAGCACACTTCTCTAACGAACAAAGTGGTAGTGACGAAATTATATCCGAAGAAACTGAAGGAGAAAGTGACGAGTTAATCGAAACTAGTTCTTCAATGGATAGATACGTTTCTACTTTAAGAAAAACTCAATCTAAAAATTAATTTAGATTAAACATAGGAAATAACAATGGAAGTACAATCTTACGACCAATTGATTGAAAAATGGAAACCAGTATTAGACGAAGAGTCTGCTGGTGAAATTAAAGACAATCACAGACGTTCCGTAACTGCCGCACTTTTGGAAAACCAAGAGAAAGCAATTGCAGAGCAAAACGAGACTATGTTATTTGAGGCCGCACCTGCTAACAATACTTCAAGTGTGTCCAATTTTGACCCAGTCTTAATCTCATTAGTTAGACGTGCTATGCCTAACTTAATCGCATACGATGTATGTGGTGTTCAACCAATGAATGGACCAACTGGTTTAATCTTTGCTATGAAGGCAAGATATCAAGGTGGTTCAACTTCTAACAGAGAAGCATTGTTCAACGAAGCAGAAACTAGATTCTCAGGTGATTCATCTGGAACTCATGATTCTGACAACGTTTCAGGTTACAATGGTATTGACTCAGACAACGACAGATTAACATCTCTCGCCGCTTCTGGTATGCCTACTGTTGACGCCGAAGAACTTGGTGCATCTACTGGTAGTACCTTCAATGAAATGGGTTTCACAATTGAGAAATCAACTGTAACTGCTGTTTCAAGGGCGCTAAAAGCAGAATACACTTTAGAACTTGCTCAAGACCTTAAAGCAATTCACGGTCTAGATGCTGAAACAGAACTTGCTAACATCTTATCTACTGAAATCTTAGCAGAAATCAATAGAGAAGTTATCAGAACTATTAACTCACAAGCAAAAGACGGTGCCCAACAAGCAAACGTTACTGTTAACGGTGTGTTTAACATGTCTTCTGATGCTGATGGACGTTGGAGTGCTGAGAAGTTCAAAGGTTTAGGTGTTCAAATAGACAGAGAATGTAATCAGATAGCGAAAGACTCAAGAAGAGGAAAAGGTAATATCCTAATCTGTTCTTCTGACGTTGCAACTGCATTAGCGGCCGCTGGAACTTTGGATTACTCTCCAGGTATATCTAACAACTTAAACGTTGACGATACTGGTAATACTTTTGCTGGTCTTCTTAACGGAAGAATCAAAGTATACATCGACCCATACGCAAACACTGACTACTGTACAGTAGGTTATAAAGGTACTAACCCTTATGATGCTGGTGTTTTCTACTGCCCATACGTACCATTGCAAATGGTTAAAGCAGTTGGGGAAGATACTTTCCAACCTAGAATTGGTTTTAAAACAAGATACGGAATGGCGTCAAACCCATTTGTAGGTTCTACACCTGCTAACGGTCTTGCTAGTGTTAAAACTAACTTCTACTACAGAATATTCAAGGTGACTAACATCTTAACGTAATCTGTAAGGTCAAAGACCAAAAAGGGGAGAACTTCGGTTCTCCCTTTTTTTATGTAAAAAAAACCCCGGTCAAGGGAAGGGTGCTACCGCTTCAAAATCTACCTCACCGGGGGTTAACGTCTATCGACCTTTGACTTTACGCCGTTACTTTATTCTGAATTTTACCTCTCTTTCTCATTCTCAATACAAGTATTATAATGGGTTGAACAACAATTGTCAACCATTATTTTATAAAATAATAAACTTATAAATAAATGTTACAGATGTGACACACAATTGTCACACAAATGACACATATGAAAACACTAGACAAATTGATGAAGAGTGGTAGATTAGATAAGATATGGTCTGGTATTGATACTGAGTTGAAACCATGGGAATGGAGTACTGGTATATTCATGATACCTTCATTATGTCTTTGTAGTATTATACTACTATCATTGATATTTTAAAACATAGGGGGACACGAAGTCCCCCTTGTTTTTAAGACAAGAATAAAATCAACGCAATTGAAAATATAAAAATTCCAATATACGCATCGACTTTACCCAATTTTTGGTGTCTTACTTTATACATGTTTTACACCACGATAAATACCACCTTGTGCCTTTTTAGCAACTTTAGATGATTTTACAGTGATTGCATCATGTTTAATTCCACGATAAATGCCAGCAGAAACAACTTTTTGTTCTTTCGCAACATCTTCGGGAGTGTGTTTGATACCTCTGTAATACATTGGTTCGCCCTCCAGTTTTCTAATCGATTTCGTACATAGTCTCACGACTACACCCTTCTCATAGCGTTCCTTCGGTAAACTTTCGGTCTCGTTCCCCTTGCGGGTACTTGCTTGCCTTTCTAAATAGAAAGAGGTTTTCAGGTTTCCTACTTCCGTCTTATATAAAATATAAGATGAACGTATGTATATTTCTATACATTAGTATTTATACAAAATACTATTTTAAAGGGAGATAGTCTGCAATAGTTTCAATATCTCCCTTTAATATTTTTGTAGACTTTCTCATTTCTACATCGAGTGTTCGGTAACTAACCCTAGTCTGATTACTCTTTAGTCGACTAGTGACTTTGAGTTTCTATTGAAATCTTCCTCGTAAAGTAAAACCTAAACCTTTATTATTTTCAACTTCTCTTTTTTGTCTACGTATTGCCTTATCTTTTAATAGTCTACGTTTTTCTCTGCGAGTAACAAAAAACTCTTTTTCTTTTAAGTCTTCGATAATACCAGCGGTTTTAACTTTCTTTTTAAACTTTCTAAGTGCTTGGTCAACATTACCATCACGAACATATACAGTCAAACCAGTATCTTTTGGTCCATCGTATCTTCGTTTCTTTGGTTTTTGTGGACGTCTGTTATAATTATTTTTTCTCATTGTTAAGTATTATACTTAATCAAACATAAATTGTCAAGTAAAATTTTTTTTAAAAAAATGGTTGACATTATTTGTTTGTCTTGTTATAATAACAACATAAATTAGAGAGGTAAATATGACACAATTAACTAAAATACAAATTGTAAGAAAGACTGAGAAGTTCTTAGCAGAAATAAAAGTCTTGTGCGATAATGTAAAGAAAACCAAAAAATGGTTAGATATGGCCATTTTAGAAGATAAAACCACAATGCAAAAAAGATTCGATGAAGAAATCAAATTAGCAGAAGATAAGTTTGCGGAGTTTAATAAGTTCAAGGAAGAAAATCCATTTGATGATGCACCTATGAGGGCAGTTAAGTAATGTTAGACTTAAGTAAGTATGAAACAAAAGGAGAACAATCTCTTTACAAAGGTATTCCGATTATTTACAGATATGACCCAATCGTAAGAGAGTTGATGAAGACAAGATTGTTTTCTGTAAGATACAGAGGGTGTTCTAAAAAAGGTTATAATAGACCACAAGAACATTGTCATAAAGAAGGTGCGGATACTTTTGCAATCTATCCCTATTCAAACTATCTTGAATACAGAGAAGTTAGAAAAGAGTATGCACCCATAAACGGATATTCATTTATTCGTGATATGTTAAAACTTAAAGCAAAGAGGATTGTCAATGAAGGGTTATAAGAAAGGTACATTATTAGAAGAATATTTTCTAAACCCACATTTCAAACCTACACCAAAGGAAGAGAAAGAATTAGACGATTTCTTTAAATCTTTAAAGAAGTAATATAAATATAAGCGGTCTCTTAGTTTAATGGTAGAACTTGTCTCTGTCTAAGACGAAGCAGGGGTTCGATTCCCCTAGAGACCGCCAGAATTCACAAGTAGAGAAGAGTCGTAGTTGGTTGGTTGTTGTGAGACTCAGAAAAGATGTTATAGTTGTTAAAGTCAATTAAGACGTGACATATAGTAGTGAGACTAGAGTAAACATCGAACAATGATTGCAAAGAAATTCTTACGCAGTTGGGTTGGGATTTGCAGTAAAACGATACTTGTTATGGTGGATAGGCCGAAACCACCTAGATAAAAAATAGAGTGTAAGAAATCGGGTAATCCCCGAGACATTGAACTACTGTGTAATCAACTGCACGATTTTTATAAATAGTAGTATGGCATATAGTGATAAAGTAATAGACAGATTTGAGTCTGTATTAAAAGACCCGAAGAAACATGCGGTGGGTAGGTTTGACCCTAAAGACCCGAATGTCGCAACTGGACTCGTAGGTGCGCCTGCGTGTGGAGATGTCATGAAACTAGACCTTAAGATGAATGGAGACGTTATAGAAGATGTTAAGTTCAAGACTTACGGTTGTGGTTCTGCAATTGCATCATCTACTATGTTTGTTGAAATGTTAAAAGGAAAAACCATAGAACAAGCAAAAGAAATCAAAGATAAAGATATTGCAGATGCATTAGAATTACCCAAGATTAAATTACATTGTTCCGTTCTTGCAGAAGAAGGTATCAAGAAAGCAATCGAAGATTGGGAAGAAAAACTTAAACATAGAAAACATAATCAGTGGGAAGACCCAAACGGATATGGTTATTGAGTTAACAGATGAAGCGATATCTAAAGCGATTGAGAGAACAAAGACAGGCAATCGAAGTGGTATTCGTCTTGGGGTCACTGATAGTGGGTGTGCTGGTTTTGAGTATTATATTGAGTATGTTGAGTCCATTACTGAAAGCGATACTGTTTTAGATTACGGAAAGTTCAATATAGTAGTAGATGCAGTATCATTACCATATCTAGAAGGTTCTACATTAGACTGGGTTGTTGACGGCATTAACGAGTATTTTAAGATAATAAATCCTAAAGAAGTATCGTCATGTGGGTGTGGCGTGTCAGTTCAGTTCTGAAAAACTTAGTTCGTATATATACTATAGACTAGAGACTTATCCGGGGGGTTCTGTATACCTACTCCAAGAAATCTTTTAAATCTGAATCAACGTTTACTGCACTTCTCTTTCTTTTCTTTTTCTTCTCTTCTGTAACAATATCTTTCCAATATAAATCGTTTGCTCGAACACCATCAATTCTTGAACGTAAATTATCTACAAATGCCATTGTTTCGTCTGACGGAATTTCTCCGCTTGAAGTGTCGACTAATTCATCTACGCCAATATTAGCAATATACTTTAATTTAATATCTTGTTGTTTCTTTTCTTTTTCGATTCTACGTAGAAATGCATACCATGATATTTGCGTAAAGTATGCAAATGCATTAGGTGTTCCAGTTCTAGTTGCAGTCTCGATATCATAGTTCTTGATTGCTTTTAAACAGTTTTCTACCGCGTCCATAACCATTTCTTCACGATAAGTATATCGAATAAAATTAGATTTGTGTGATAATCCTTCTGCGATTTTTAGAAAACATTCTGCAATGTAATTTGGAACAATTGGTGTTTTTTTAGATTTTTGTTTCTTTGCCTTTTCTGCTTTTTCGCAATAATCTACAACCGCAAGAGAAAACTCTTTGTTGTTTACGTAGTGTGGTTTGTCTTGTGGTTTTATTTTCTTTGTCATAATATATCCATATTTAATTGTTTTGTATTATACTCTATGTTACATATTTAGTCAATCTTTAAATTAATGGTTGACAATTTATGTTTTGCCTGGTATAATCTATAAAGTTCTCCGGGGTTGCTGACTACTCAATGAAT